GGCTATCCGGTTCGACACCTGTTGAGCGGCAAGCTCGTTGACGTTGCCCCGGTGACCACGCCCGCATATCCCGATGCCACGGTCGGCCTGCGCTCGCTGGCGCAACAGGTCGGTGCGGCCATCGAGGACGTGCTGACGCTCTCCGAGCAGAACGAACTGCGAAAGCTGTTTGTTCGCACCGACAACCGTGGCATCCCGACCAACAAGCCGATCAAGACGAAGACCGGTCGTGAGGCGATGCTGGAGTTGATGGCCGTCGAAACGCCCGACTTCGTGGCAAGTTAGTTCTGGCACAACAAGTTTCCGGTCCGGCTGGGACAGGCAATAGCCGTCGTAGCTGAACCGTCGCGGGGTAGCCCGTATGTCACCCGAGGCAGGCAGAGAGTCCACCTCACCCATAGCGAAATCAATTGAAAGGGAAGGTAATTCGCTATGAGTGTTGCAATCCAGAATCCCACCGTGAAGATGCTGCAAGAGCAGCGCCAGAAGGCATGGGACCAGGCGAAGAAAATCGCCGAACGATCCGCCGAAGAGAATCGCAGCATGAGCGGCGAGGAAGATCGGCAGTGGAATGAGTTCATGGCCGAGATGAAGCGGCTCGATACTCGCTGCTCGGAAATCCTCACGGGTGAGGAACGGGCCAAGGCTGCCGAGGGTCGCATCAACGCCCTCGCCGGTCAGGATCAAGACCCGAATGCGCCTGACGGCGGGGCGAATCCGCTGTCCGCAGGCCAGGAAGCCGCCGAGCTTCGCAAGTTCCTGACGGGTGAGAAGCGCTCGTTCGAACTGCGTTTGCCGACTGCTGTTGAACGACGGTCGATCCTCGACAGTTCAACTCCGTTGCCCACCAGCTTCGTTGGGCAGTTGTACCGCTACCTGGTCGACACCAGTTCGATCCGGCAGACGAATCCGACTGTGTACTCGACGAATTCGGGTGAAAACCTGGTCGTGCCCCGGTCGACTGCTGAAGGTGCGGCGACGTGGACCGGTGAAGGTGCGACCCTGCAGGCGGACGACCCGACGCTTTCCAGCGTCACGCTCTCGGCGTACAAGGTCGCCAAGCTGATCCAGGTCTCGTCAGAACTGTTGGCGGACACCGGGTTCGACGTGGTGGGCTTCATGGCCGAGCACGCGGGCCGCAACCTGGGCATCGCGGTCGACGCTGCGTACGTCGGCGGTACCGGCACCAACCAGCCGACCGGCTTCTTGCAGTCGGCTGTGGTGGCCCTGACCGCCGCCACCGGAACCGGTTCTACCACCGGCATTCCCAGCAGCGGTGACGTGATCGGTGCTGACGTGCTGATCGAGCTGTACCACAGCATCATCCCGCAGTACCGCCCGCGTTCGTCTTTCGTGATGCACGACCAGACCATCAAGGTTGTGCGGAAGCTGAAAGACACCACCGGGCAGTACATCTGGCAGCCCGCACTGGTCGCCGGTCAGCCTGACACCCTGCTCGGGCGTCCGGTGTTCGCCGACCCGCACATGCCTGAAATCGGTGCCAGCACAACGCCGATCGCGTTCGGTGACTTCTCGGGTTATTTCATCCGCGACGTGACGCCGATCAGGTTCGAGCGTTCGGACGACTTCGCATTCGGCAACGACCTGGTGTCGTTCCGGGCGATCTACCGTACCGATGGCAAGCTGGGTGACACTCAGGCGATCAAGACGTACCAGACCGCCGCCAGCTAAAACCCTTGGGGCAGTGGGGAAGTCGCTACCTCCACACACCGGATGGCGGTCACCGGTTTACAAAACCCGCCACCTAACTTCACACCGGAAGCGGTGTACCCGGTAAAAGCCACCGCACGACGAATTACGAAAGGTATTGGAAGACAATGAAGATCAGGCTCACTCAGTCGCTCGGCTACGTTCACGGGCGGAACACGCAGAAGGGCGATGTCATCGACATCGATGACGCCAACGCAATTCGGTACTGCCACAACGGGTATGCGGAACCGGTGACCAAGACAGCGGAGAAAGCCGTAGAACGCGACGAGCGCACCGTCGAGCGGGCGATCGCCAACGAGGGCTACGAGACCACCGCCCTCGAAGCGGCAGCCGAATCGCAGCCCGACGCTGCGTTGCCGAAACCGCTTGACGACGAAGACGAGTCGGATGACTCGGACAAGAAGCCGGGCACCGGTACCAGCGCTGCCAGCGGTCGTCGCAGGGGTCGGTAGACCATGAAGGTCACGACCGGCACTTACGACGAGCCGAGCGAGACCGGGTACGCGGGATGGATCGAAGGCACCCGTGTCGACGGCACCAAGTGGATCATGTGGCTAGACGAAAACGGCAGCCCCGCAGTGTATTACGCACAGCGTGACATCGAGACTGGTGCGATCATCGGTGATCCGGTAGAACTGCCGTGATGCAGCAATGCTGATAGGCGTTGTCGCGCACGTCAATCGAGAACACCTGGTAACTAAGCTGATTCGCGAAATCGACGTCGATGTCATTCGCTGGGACGACGGCATACCAAGCGTTGCGGGCTGCGCTAACAACCACATTCGAGTTTTGCAAGAACTGAACAGATGCGCCGGTCAACGCGACGAATGGTGCGTAGTGCTCGAAGACGACGCACGGCCAGCGCCAAAGTTTAGGGAACAGCTTGAGAAAGCGCTGGCCGTGGCTGAAACCCCGTTAGTGGGGCTGTATCTCGGCACCGGCAACCCTCGCGGCCACACGCAGCAAGCCATCAGTGCTGCCGTGTACTCGGCGGAAACCACTGGCAGCCATTGGATTACCGCTGACTGGTTCATGTCGACGGTCGGATACGCGGTGAAAACCAGTTGGCTCGCCGCACTGACATCAGGATTGCTGTCACGAGGCGGACCGGCAGACAACCGAATCAACGATTGGTCACACCAGGTCAAGTTCCGAACCTGGTATACGCAACCATCTTTGGTCGATCACGCCGATGAGCCGTCCATGATCAACGGAGCGCACCTCGCGCTGGGCGACATGGTAAAGCCAAGGCAGGCATGGCGATTCGGCACACGCGACGAATGGTTCGCCCGCACAGTCGAAATGGGCTACGCGAAGGGTTGGAGTCCCAATGTCTAGGACGCCGATGTGGGATGTCATGGACTGGTCGATCTGGTCGATGTGGCCCCCGGCCAGCGCTAGGCGCAGGCGTCGAGCCGCTAGGTGTATACGCGCCAACATGATTCGTTTCAATGGACCTACGAGGCAGAGATGAAGCCAACACGCGAGTGCAGGCGTAAGCACAAGAAGCATTGGACGACAAAAACTTTGGGAGACGGCACCGAGATAAAGGTGTGCCGCCTGTGCGGAAGTGAGATCGGACCTGATGAAGGTTAAAGGCGTTACGAGGCAGTGGGAAGGTGGCGGCTTCTACCGTATCCGCCAGCCGTTGCGCGAGTTCGAGCGTAACGGGCACGAAACCATGTGCGAGATGGCACGTTCCGACGTGAAGGCGGAAGGCGCTGATCTGATCGTCGGCCAGTTCGTCGGTGGTCAGGCAACGAAGATGAGCCTTCCGGCGAATGTTCACGCGACGGTTCTGGTGCATGCGTGGTGGCGAGAGTTGTACCGCAACTCAGCATTGGTGTACGAGCTGGACGATGACCCGTTCAACATCGAGCCGGATAACCCGGCGTACGCGGTGTACGCGAATCCCGTTGCGCACGACAGCATTATGCACTGCCTGGGGATTGCGAACCTGGTCACGGTGTCGACCGATGTGCTCGCCGAACGGATGAGCAAGCTCAACAAGAATATCGTCGTGCTCAAGAACCACATCAACGAGGCGCTGCTAGAACATCAACGCCCACAACGTGATCGGTTGACTATCGGCTGGGCCGGTGGGTCGAGCCACATCAAGGACATCGGCACCTGCGCCTACGGGCTGAAGCGAATCATGGAGTGGCACAAGGACGTTGATCTGCACTTCGTCGGCGCTGACCTTCGCCCGGTAGTCCGGTCGCCTCGTCCGATCCGGCACACGCCGTGGTGCGAGAACACGCTCGAATATTACAAGCTGATCGACTTTGACATCGGCATAGCGCCTTTGATGCCAACGACTTTCGCGCAGGCCAAGAGTCACATCAAGGCGCTGGAATATTCGGCACTCGGAATCCCGGTCCTCGCAACAGATGTCGAGCCGTACCGGGATTTCGTCATCGACGGCGTGACTGGGTTTCTGATCCGGCGCGATCACGAGTGGATGCACCGGCTGCGCGACCTGATCAACGACGAGGCGATGAGAACCGAGATGGGCGTCAAGGCCCGAGAACTGGCGTCGCAGTACACGATCGAAAAGGGTTGGAAGCAATGGGAATCCGCATACCAGTCGGCGTTAGCCGGTAGATGACAAAGCCGTTCACGTCCGACGAGCTGCAGCCGATCGATCTGCAGACGTTCACACAGGGTCGCCTCCAGGCAACTGACCCGAATGTGCAATTCGCGTTGGACGGTGCGCTGCAAGCGTTTCGGAGTCACTGCATGTGGCACGTGACGCCGGTCGAGACTGAGACGTTGACGCTCGACGGGACAGGCGTATGGGGCGGTCTCGCGGTCGGTATCGGTGGATTGTATTACGCCAGCGGAAGTTACATGACCGGCTTCTTGCACCGCACCCGGCCTGGCGCTAACTCGCTCTACCTTCCGACGAAGCGGCTTCTTGGTATCAAGTCAATCGTAGAAAACGATGTGCCGGTAGACATTTCGTGCGTTCGCTGGTCGCAGGACGGCGAGGTTCGCAAGAAGAATGGTCAACCGTGGACGGGTGAATTCCAAGGCTTGACAATCGAATTCGAGCACGGTTGGACGGCCAAGGAAGCTGTCGACTGGCGCAGGTACGTGCTGCAGGCGGCGGATCGAATGTCGTTGGTGCGCGGGCTGTTAGGGCCGTTCAACACCGACCTCGGACCGTACCGGGTGAGTGGTTACTACGGAACTTCGCGAGCCGGGAACATGCCGAAAGATGCTTCCTGGCTGGACGATCTGTTCGGGCTCGTCGACACGAAACGCTATGTGCGAGTGGAGATATGACCTCGTACCTCGGCGCGTTCGCGCCGACGATGACCGTCCAGCATGAGTGTTTCATCGTCAGCGATCAGACCGATGGTCACGGCAA